TTCGAAGTAGTGAAAGTAAGTAAAGATAAGAAAAAAATCACTCTTTTAGAAGTGCCACATTTTGACTCGGANCATGAGCCTTTAGTAACAAAAGCCCTGACTTTTGATGAGAACTTGAACACAAAAATCAGAAAAGTAAATAAAATTTATCATCATAAATGGATGATGGTTATTGAATACTATGAAGGGTTTTCTTACAAAACTGAAAAGAAAAGATCAGAATGGTGGGAAAAACATTTTGACAAAGCTAGAATGAAAATACCGGAACTGTCTGGTAAATACCCAAAAGCTAAAATTGGCAGTCCTGANATATGGGANAAGCTTTTAGTCGAAATGGAAAAAATAGAAGAATTCAAAGTTTGACTTCTCTATTAGAAAAGTCGTATAATATTTATGTGAGGGTAACAAAAATGAATAATAAGATATACAAAGCAAAGCTTTTAAAAAAGATCAAAATCTGGAACCTTAAAACTGAGAGAAGGCACTTCAAAAGAAAAGAGAAAAACTGGAAAAGTTTCAGAAAGACCGCTTTTAAAATTGCATCTTAAGGGAGAAAAAATGGAAAAAATAGAAGAATTTGGCTGGGTTGAAACAATCAACCCTTTCTCGAAAAAAGTTTCTACCGTCTGCAAAATTTGTGCTGCTGAACTTAGGGCTGAAGATGCTCTATCTACCGACACGCCACTACCCCGAAATAAATGGAAAAATAGCACTTGTTTTATTTGTGACGGTGTTTCCAAAGTAAAAAATTATATGAAAGAAAACCCAGCTGCTCCAGCGGTTGACCCTACACCAAAAAAGAAAAAAGTTAAGAAAATGACCATCGCTCAGTATGAGGCGATGGCAAAAGATCAATTTAAAAAGTTCCCTGAAATCAGGGTTTCATCACCTATCGGCCCCTGTCTCACCCAATACCGAATGATAAAAGAAAACAAAACCACCTTCACCGTAGCTTTCTGGAATGGTGGCCATGTTTCTTTAGATAAAAAGAGAAAATATTCAGTCCACACCAAGCCTTGCAGCTGTTGTGAGGATCACCCAAGAACTGCGTACCCAAACGGATACATGGACTGAATTTTGACTTATCTACTACAAAAGTGGTATAATTGAAGTGTGAGGGAGAGATTAAAATGAAAACTGAAAAATGGTCAATAGAGGAAGACCCGGTAATGAACAAAATTGTTCCTTTTTTTGAATGTGCTGATGGTTTTTATTGTGGGGCTTGTGTGTTAGAAAAACCTGACAGTGAACAGGACAGTTGTAAAAACTCCAAGGAATTGCCTAATTGGTTATGTAGAACATGTTCTGAGAAGTGGGGTAAATTAACAATTGAAGAAAAATGGAAGAGAGCCATCGAGACAACAGTTGAGGAATTCAAGAAAATTCCTAACAATGTTCCTACGGAAGTAAAATGGCCCAGCAACAGCTTAAGCAATTTCATAGTGATTAGGGATGGGGCTTATTTATCTTTCATCGCCTACTACAAGGAAATCGGATTTCCTGAGGTTATTTTCTCTAAGACGGTTTTAGAAAATAAATCAAATATAGAAAAAATTTTGAAACCAGTGTTGTCTTTTAAATATGAGAACAACAGTATAAAATCAGCTTGGAATATAATCGATGGAGAAAAAAATGATGAAGAAGAAGAAGAAGAAACTTCCGAAACAAATAGCTAAAAAAGAAAGAAAAGAAAAAGCTGACAAAAGAAGAAAAAAAGAAATNCCATGGAAAANCTGAAAAACATGGGAAGACCTCGGGCTGGGGGTCTGAAAAGAGTTTCAAGATCATTTTACTTAACCGTCGATGATTTAGACTTTTTAGTTCAATTTGGGCAAGGTCGGCACTCGACTGGATTGACCAAAGCAGTCCGGGTTTTGAGGGAGGCTTTGGAGTCTACAATCAAAAAAGGGGAGGCTGTTGTTTTAGAAAAGTTTGAGAAGCCGGGGAAAGTCTTTAATAAAAAGATCGTGACTGCCCTTCTCCATCCGAAAAATGAAGATAATTTAGATTAGCTTCAAAGCTAGGACAAGCCNCAGANATTGACTCTCTGNGGCNTTTNTTGTGGAAAAAACTTGGAAAAAAGTTTAAAATTTGCAGTAAGAGAAGATTTACAAGAGGTTACCAGTATGAGCATCAAAAGACTTTTAGAAACAGTCCTAATTATCGAAGAAGGTTCTTTCGAAGACCTTCTACACCAACTCACTGAGGGGGTTCACGATCCCGGTATATTTAAAGCTATTTTCATGGCTGGTGGTGGCGGTTCTGGTAAGGGATCAGTTCTTAGGAAGTCTGGTGGTGTTGATCGCTGGAATCTATTTGGTGATAAGGCAACTAATAAGTCAGCTGAATCTAAATTTACCAGTAGTGGACTTCGGGTTGTAAACTCGGATGCAATGTTTGAAATGTTGATGAAAAAAGAGTCTTTGGCGGTTTTAGTAGGAAAAGGTCTAAACTTTGATGACTACACCAAGGAAGAATTAGCTGACAAAGATGCTATTCGTGCAGCTGCCAAGAAATTAACTGACAAAAGCTACCGATTGCTTTTAGATGGAAAACTTGGGATGATTCTCGATGGGACTGCAAAAAGTTTTGGTAAGGTGGCTTCACAAAAAGCTGAATTGGAATCTGAGGGATATGACTGCTACATGCTTTTTGTTGATACAGATTTACCTACCACACTTAAAAGAAATGCCAGTAGAGAGCGGTCTGTTGAAGAAGATATTATCATTGATATTTGGACTCAAGTTAACGCCAACAAAAACAAGTACCGTGGGCTTTTTGGAAACAAATTTCATATTGTCGATAATAACAATGGGGCCACTGATGCTGCTGGATTTGCTAATTTATTTAAGAAACTATCTCAAGCTGTTAAAGCCCCGGTGAAAAACCCAGTGGCTAAAGCTTGGATCAAGAATGCCTTAACTGGGAAGAAAGCTGGTTTGAAGTAAGTGTCTAAATGCCCAGTTTGTGGTAATACAAAACTAGAAAATCAGAAGTGCAAAGTTATCTGCACTTCTGATTTTTGTATTTATAGGATTTTAGAAAACTGTAACGGTGATTAAAAGGATGGTTTTTCCGCATTAGGGTTTGGACCATCATCACCTTCGCAGTAAGGAACATCAATATTTTTTGAATTCCTTTCTGCTTCAGCAAGAATTCTTTCTCTTTCTTTTTTGGCTTTTTTGGAAAATTTTTGTTGCCTTCTTTCCTTTCGGTTCAAGGGCCTGTTGTAATACTCTTCCTTAGAAGTTTTATATTTATCAGAGTTTATTCTTGGGTTCAAGTCCACCTTATTACTAGGTTTTGGAACTGCTGGCTCGGCTTTTTCAATAATATCATTTGGATTTACTGGGGTTTTTAATTCGTCATTTCTCATATTTTAACCAATTTTCTAGAGGTTACTACAGTCTCCGTTGCGTGGCAATATTCGGATATTCTCACACCGGGAACCCATGTGAGGGCTTCAGCTATATGATCCCCTTGTTGGGTCGTTACTTGGACAATGCAACCCACTCCATGGATTTCCATGGCCTTGGTTGACTTCATCCACCCCTCTTTCCTTGATGATGCTTTACAAATCAACAGGAAAGAATCCCCGTCACCCCAAATCTCCAGATCGGAGACTTGGGTAGAGGCGTGATTAAGAGTGCTATTATTTAATGTCTTCTTCACTTATGCTTTCCTAATCAATGGCTTGAGAACTGGGGAATCTTCACCCATTTTTTCGATGAATTTCTGAAGCTTGTCATAGTTTGTTTTGCTAATAGCTTCAGAGGTTTTATCTACCATTATTCTTCTAACGGTAGTTGAAGATACCTTAGAATTTTTTTGAATTGAAGAAAAAGTTAATTCCTTGCTTTTCTTTATTTTAATTAAACAAGTTCGGAACTTATTTGTGAGCTTGTAAGCTGTTGGTTTTGCAATAGTTTTTTTAACAGTTGCCTTCTTAGCTATTTTCTTAGTTCCTAACTTTTTAGTTACAGTTTTTCCTTTTGCAGGTTTTTTCCTAGTTACTTTTTTCGTTGCCATGGTTTATTTCTCCTTGAGTAAGATATTCTTCCCACTCTATTTTTTCTTCTTCAGTACACCACTGATCCCGAAGTAACATTACTCCGTAAATTGAATAGTTTACTGAATCCTGAAACGTGTCCCAAGCTGACTCTTCTTTTACTTGGCTTTCGGTTTTGTTAACTAATAATGTCTTCATGCGACAGACCTTGTCATTTAGCCTAACAACTAAACCAAGCTCCCCCGTTGAATAAATATTAAAAGGGCCGTAGTCATTATTTTTTCTCAAAGTTAGTGCGATGTTGTCTTCTAAAACTTGCTCAAAAGTCACTTTCTTTGGGAAATAGCTATCTCTGATACAGTGCAAAAAACCTAAAAGTTTAAAAAAATAATTCTCATTGGTGAACAATTTCTCGCTTAAACCTTTGAGAACGTGAAGGTGGGCCAATATTACTGGGTCAGAAGGTGATAATTCTTGTGTGCAGTGGTAAGCAGAACTAGAACTCATATCTAAAACTACTTTTCTAAAGCTATCCACGTTCATATAAAAAATACCTCAAATTAAATAACTTTTATTACAAGACTCACATCGAACTCGGGGCTTCGTGTAAGCTTTGGAAATTATAGTGCCATGGTTTCCACAGAAAACACAATCCCTAAATAATTTTTCTGGTCTAGGTACTGGAAATTCTTCATGAAAAAATTGAGTTTCACAAAATTCTTTTCTGGTCTGCAACTCTTCCCACAAGTACACATACTTAGAAAACATTCTTCTCCGTTGGTGTTTTAATGCTGCAAAGCCAGTTGGTGCATCAAGAATCTCTTTTGTCTTGTAGAATGTTTCTTGAAGCCTGAGATAGCTTGAACGCTTTAAAAAAGAAAACCACGGTTCGAGGCCTATCTTTGTTAAAAAATCATTAGTGATGTCAGTTTCATCTAAATCTGACTGAGGAACTAAGGAAAGATTAGTGTAATTTTGAGAGTTCTTCATTATCAACCCCTTCTGGTTTTCCTCGAAAATTTACTGGCTTTCCTTTTTGAATCCCAATACAATAAGGATCACGCCCCCAGTGTATTTGACCGCCAAACTTCTCTTCCCAAAGAGAAATTATTTCATTTACATTGACCTTTTTCTCTACTAAATCCTTAACTTTTTTACCTGCATCACAAATCTTTTGAGCCATGGCAAAAGAAAACTCACCACCAGCTAAGAGGCAATCATGCCTAAGTCTTTCTAAATCCCCCATGATAATATGGGCACGATGCGTGGGGATTGGTATAACATCCAAATCCACACCATCGGTAATCATTCGACAAGGTTCCTTAGCAACGATACCAACCAAAAAATTATTATCTAGTTTATCGTCCTCTGTAAGTTGTATTGAAAAATTCATAAAACCCTCACTTAGTTATTTTTAGTAAAATCAAAAGGTGCTATTAAAGGTGGTGGATAAGAAGTCTCTTTTGGTTTATTTGGGGATGGGGTAGGTGGTGGAATAGCTCTAGGTTTTTTTGTGGTATTTTCTTCTTCCAAAAACCACTCAAATTTCTTCTGAATTGGTCTTTGTAATGGGAGGACTTTTTTGGATTTCTCCAACATGGCCCAAGTTATTAACAAACTCGGGTTTTTTTGTTCCTCTGCTTGCTTTTTCCTTTTCCTAATAAGCCTATCTAAATGGTTATGGCATGACTTGCAAACCCCCCTCCGAAACGGAGGGTTTTTGCAGAGTGGGTTATGACAAAAAACAGTTTTTGCCATAACTTACTTCTTCATATTTGCCATCATCTGGTTATTAGCTTTTCTCTGAGAAGCCATATTTCTTTCATGCTGCTCAACAGCTGGATTTCTTAATTTAAAAGAAGTTAGGGAGTGGAATGGTATAACAACTTCTTTTTGGTTAACTGAAGAGTAGACCTTAAAAGAAAACTGATTAGTCTCTGGATTCATTACTACATCAATTAACTGGAAGTTCCCTTCAACAACTTCACCGGAAGTTTCTTTATAGGCAAGAGCCAGTTGAAGACCCCTCACCAACCTTACGTTTTTTTCTGCCATGGTTTTTTCTCCTTGATTTTTTCAAATTATAAACTTTCAAACTGGAAAAATCAAATTATAAGACTAGGACTCACCTAGTAAAATTCTTGTGGGGTTTAACTTCCACTTTTTCTTCTTGAATTTACCTAGGAGCATATCATCACCATGCACCCAGATTTTACTCATTTTTTCAGCCTTTTTAGCTGCTGTAAAAACTTCATTAGCGTAACATGAAGAAAGATCAACTATCATGCAATTTACACCATTTATTTCAGCTACTCGCATTGGAATATAAGTTGGTGGTAAAACACCTCTTAAGGTTTTACCCTCTTTCGCTAACTCTTCTCTTTCCACATCCACTCTCCTTTTGTACTCTTGTTTAGTTTTTTCGTAATAAGATTTCAAATCTTCCAACAAAATAGTGTCAAGTGGGTCGCTCTCGACCGCAGTGACATTCTCAATTCTATTTATACAAGTTTCTAGATTGCGGATAACCTTTTTAAATTCACACAGTTTTATGTTTTTAAAAGGCCCTTGTCCCAATCTATATTACCTCTAATTAACCCCGCAAAGGCTTATTTGCTAATCCTTTTGAATCAATGTGAGTAGAATTACCACAAGATGGACACTTTATATCCATCGGCAAAATTGCCGTAGCCATCTCCAACTCCATCAATTTTCTTGGACAAGCTGAACACATAACAGTTTTTGTTTTTGCATTCATTCTTAAACCTCTAACGGGTGTTTTTTGAATTTTTCATCTATTTGGACTGGTTGCTTTTTTGCTTCTGGTTGAGGAACTGACTTGAGCGATGATTTTTCTTGGGCTGCTTTTTTGTCAGCCATGGCTGCTTGCTGCTCATTTATGTCATCATTCATTTTCTTAACTGTGTCCGTAATTTCTTGAAGCCACTCTTTTTCATCAAAAACATTTTTCTTAAGTAAGAGATTTCTGATTGCTGCACTCTCTATTTGAACTGCTCTTAGAGCTTGGTAAAGAGGTGCTATTTCTCTTGAGAAAAAATTGATTACTTCTGATCTTCTTGCTGGCATGGCAAGAGCATGTGCTGCTTTTTGCTCATCATCTAGCTCTCGCTTAATTTTTGACAATGATCTTTCTTCTTTTAGTTCCTTAAGTTTTGCCCTTCTTTCGTTCCTACTATTTAAACCAAAAAACCTAGACATAAAACTTTGCTGAATATTCCTAGGTGGTTGTGGTGTAGGTTTTTTCGCTTTTGTTGGTTTTGTTACTTTTTCATCCATAATTTTTTCCTTATTTTTAAATTAGTTCTAAGCTGTCTTTAAGAGGTGGCATTTGTGGATGACGCTCGCCGTCTTCAGCATCTTTAAATTGCCTTATTACCTCGGTCAGTGCTGCCCGTTTCTGCTGGTCAACATAAGATGACCCCTTTGACTGAGATAGATAGTATTGATAGGCGTTCCACACTGTACCTGCAATTGAGTCACTTCCATCTTTCGACGAAAATTCTGTGTGGTCTACTTTACCTCTTGTTCTATCCCAGATCAAGTTTATCATCTCATCTTTTAATAAAGTATGAATAGGTAAATCCAACCTTTCTTCCAAAATACAAGTCCTCACGTTGACGTATGGTAAATCGTTTCTATCAATAGATAATACTTCTGAATCAAAACCAGCAAGTTTTAAAATCTGTGTCGATTCCAAACTCTGCCACCCATCATAAGTAAACTTCTTAATATTCATACCCACGGTATCTGAGAGCCAGATCACCAAATCCCTACAAAGTGGAAGAAAAATTTCTGAACCGACCTTGGCTTCAATATAAATAATGAAGTCAATGGTAAAGTGAGGGGCAATTATTTTTGATGTCTCAAAGGTTTTGTCATCCCAATGATCAATGGATATTGACTTGTCACAATAACCTATTGAGATTGCCATCCTATCTCCATTTTTTGCAGCATCACAATGGCCAAATCTAGGTCGATCTAAGTTCCTTCTTAGAGACTCTGGATCATCCACAAAATTTGAAAGTCGTAACCCCGTTGGTCCTCTCACATCATCTAAACCACAAACCACAATTTCTTTGGTGAAAAAATTGGGTAAAATTGCTTGTTTGTTATACTTCTTAGGCCACGGCAATAACTTTTTCGTGGAAAAACCAGTACGCCCACAAACATCTTTTACAGCAGTGTTCAAGTTTTGGACAAATGCTGGGTAAAAATCATATGGAACTTCTTCAATATCATACCCTAGGGATTCATGCTCTTTAGCCTCTTGGCGATCATCGCCGATGAGAACATGCTCTTTTGTTGAATCTCCAATACCTACATAAAATCTTTTTGCCATGAAATTAGAAGCTGGGGCAATCTTATAATACGCTTTATCAACTACAGTGGTGGATGGAAGATTCTGAACTGACTGAATATATTGTTCTAAAAAATCATGGTCATCATTTTTTGAGGAAAGCATAATTAGGAATCCCGGCATTCTTCCCTTCTTCATAAATCGGTTTTCCATTCTTCTTCGACAATCTTTGTGAAGAGAAATAACGGATTTTCTTGAGCTTCCTGAATTTCTTTTAGCTGACTCACTTCCAAAATTCACTTCATCCAATGCTCCCATGAACACGTTTTTTCCGATAATATGATCAGTTGATGCTGCCAGTACCACCTGAATACCATGAGGTAGCCATACATATTTATTCGTTTTACCATGGATTCTACAACCACCTTCTTTTGTAAACCATGGGCATAATTCAATTGCTGAAACAAATGCTTTGTGAATGCCTAAAGCTGCTGCTTCCAAAGTCACATTTAAAAAAACTATGGTGATTGGTTGATTTGCTGGAACTTTGTAAAAAGTGGTAGGGGATTTCAAACATAAAAGCCGAGAATAAAGAGCATAAAGAATAATCAATAAAGAAATCGTGGTTTTTCCACAACCAATCGATCCAGTGATACAGACTTCAAAAGCTTCTGATTGAGTGAAGAGGCCTTTAACAAAATCTTTCCAAAAAGGCCAGATCATTGAATCCCCTAAATATTTTTCCCCAGTGTCTTGTCTTGTTAAAACTTCCCGAGAGATATTACCTGCATAATAAGGATCAGTTATAAATTGCTCCCATGAGACTGGAAGCTCGGCATAATCAGGGTAAAAAAGTTCTTTATAATATTGGTTTCGAACAATCTCGCCATCTGATCCAACTTTTAAATTTTTTAGAAGCTCTAAATAAATTTCCTGTTCTTTTTTTGGAAGACCTTTAAAGCTTTTTTGAATCTTATCTAACTCAAAACTCATTCTTCACCCCCATAAATGATTCATCCTTAAGATTATACACTACATTTTGATAAGTCACCGATTGTAGATAACTTCGACCGAACGGTCGCTTGATTCTTATGGTAAAAAATCTCTCCCCAATGTGGACTACTTCATGACCTGAATAAGTGCCTTTCCTCCTGAGAGTGGACTTACAACGACCTACTGATGACTTATAGAGAATTTGTCTCTTCTCCGCAAAATCTACTTTTTTGTTCATGTGAGTGGCTTTCAGACTTGGTGACATGGAAAAATTATTCGTATTTAAAGAATTTTGTTTATCACCTAGGTACACATAATCTGAGATATATTTTGTCCAAGAGGTGGCTTTTTCCGCTAAATCAGCTTGATTTACATAGATTTTATTGATGCCCCCTTTCCAACCGGACTCAAAATCAATCAAATAATCCAAATAACAGGTATCTAACCACCAATTAAAGGTAACTAGAGGAACTTCCCCGAGGCAAGCCTCGATTGGCTTAATTTGCTCGTATTTCTTCCAATGGCTGTTTCGGCCAATTCTACGAACATGTGAGTGATAAGTTATAAAAAATTTTCTGAAGCGTTTGCTGGGTAATATCCATGGGGTAAATGTTTTTTCATCAAACCTGAAAGAACTGGCTCTTGAGTCAGTTAGTTTCTGTATCCCTATCCAATACAAGACTTGAACTGGGACTTTCATCAGGATCGACATCTCCTTTATGCAGTGCCACTCTCCCATCCTCAAGTTCTCGAATTTTTTTGACCAATGTTTCATGTTTCTTTAAATACCCTCTCCTCAAGCAAAAAGCAGCTGAGTTCTTCAAGCTTTTTAATTTTTTGTTATATCTACATTCTTCTAAAAAATCGCTGATGCCCTCTGCACGAAGCCATGACGTAGTCCTAAACTTAAGTTTTACTTTCCCTGCTTTCAAACAAGTTGAAGATTCATTTATGGATACGTGGGCAAAGCGTCCGAACTGGACTGATTTTCCTTGTAGAATCTTATTCTCCAGAATTTGGAAGTATCGGTTTAGTAAGTCGTAAATCAGGACTTGGGGAAGGCCCGTCTGGTTCTCCAGTTCCCTTATTATGTGAATGTTTACCGGGGTCTTCTGTAACATCAATTTCCTCCTTAGAAGCTTCTGGTTCTGCTATGGATAAATTATTGGCAAAATCTTTTATCATTTGCTGGAGCTTCTTTCTTTTGGTTAAATCAAGAGACTTAATATTTGAAAGAACGTCTGGATTTATTTCAACGTCTTTAATTTCTTGGCTGGGAGTTCCCTTCTTCTGGTCTACTATAATGGTGTTATTATTTATTTGGATATTCTGGCTTTTGTTTTGAAGTGCTTCTACATAATTTTTATCCATAGCATCTTCTTATCTGCCAGTTTTGTGACAAATTCCATGTCTCGGTTCATCATATCTTTCAATTTTTTGAGTGTGTCCACTCTCTGAATAAGGGTCATTTTTTTGAAATCATCTGAATCCGGGGAAACGTGTATCAATAAAGAATCAACCATTTCATCAAGCTTAAAAAGATTTTTTATCTTTCTTCTTCCTAGTGCGATGAGCATTAGCTTAAATTTTTCTGAGTGGCCAGCAAGTACCAAATCCATCATTTTAGAAATGGCTCTTTCCATTCGTGCGTCTGTAGTCTCATCCATATACTCCAACAAATCAGCTAAATCTGTTGGTTTTAAGTCTAATTTTTCCAATTCCTCTTCAGGAATATCACCCTCACCATCCTCAAAAATTTCATCCATCTTGTCACTCATTTATAGTTTTTTAACCTCTTATCCACTGTTTCCTTGTAAAGGCTCACCATCATATCGGGGTCTGCTTTGGCTCTGAGGGCGTAGCCCCTTACTAGCTTCAGCGTCTTTTCGTGCAAATAACCACGGTCTATTGTCCAGTAGTGGTGTTTTACTAGGAAATCAAAAAATTGACCCCCTATAACTTCTTTCTGAATTTCATCACCAGCTGGAAATGAAATGGTTTGATCGCCAAAAAATCTTAACATTTTCAGAAAATTTGACTCACCAAGTAGAGCGTATAGTTCTGGAAGCTCAGAATTAAACTGAGACTTTAGAAGAAGAGAATACGGGGTGTCCCCGAGTCTTTTTAAAACGTGGCTTAAATCTTGTTTGTTCAACACTGAATACTCCCCATAACAACCCTTTACATAAAAATAACAAAATTTAAAAAGGAAAGCCGTAAATTTTAACAAATAAATGCTACGTTCATAATCTGCTCCAAAATGAGTTCTTAAGTGAAGAGTGACATCAGATTTACTTTTATCTCCAAAAACATACTCTTGAATCAAATAAATTATTTCTGCTTCACAACCTCTTTGGTCAGCTAAAACTACCATCATAAATTTATGTTTAGATAAAAAAAGTTCTTTTTCAAAAGATTCTTCTGCAACAGAAAACCCTGATTGTTTTGGAGCTGAAAAACCTAGTAAATTTTGTTGGTCATGGATATTCCAAATATCAATTTGGGGGTTTCTGAAATAAGTTCTAATCACTCTTTTAAAATGGCTGTAAAAATGTAAAGGAATATCCTTATTACTTCGTGGAAGCGGTAATGAGCGTAGGTAATAAATCTCTAATAGGAGCCTATCGTATAGGTAATTTTGCCCGTCACGTAACTGTTTCGGATCGAGTGGCCTTCCGTAATTTTGAAATCTTAAATACTTCCTTGTCGTGAGTCTGAAAAAAGAGGGAAAAGAAAGAAAAAATTTATCTACTAAATCAGGGTGATTATCTGGATTTATTTTTAAATCCCTAATTTCCCTAGAACTTAACAAAAATCCACTCTTCTTATTTTCCCACTCTTCTAGATTGATGCCCTTCAAAAAATTTTTATGTAATTTGTAGGGTTTAGTGGAATATCTTCGATGGGCACCCCAAATAAAGGTTTTATCCCTCGCAGACTTCCACCAAGATTCTACTCTTTTGGCTAGTGATGGTGGTACTTCCAATTTAGCGTCACCGGACTCTAAAGTGACTCCATTAGCACCTAGAGAATTTGCTAAATCTTGCAGGGGTCCAGGCTACGCTGGGGGGNATAGTCTTTCCTAGAAACAACTTTACCATGGTTATTATCTGCAACGGGTGTTTCTTTATCAGAAACAGCATTAGTTACAGGTAATGGTGGTGGTGTGTTATATCCCCCAGACTTCTCTCTCAATAGCTATCTTTTCACTTATTTAACTTAGTGAAAATTATATCTGAAAAAAGATTCCTGAAGAATTCTCGATCATCCTCACCCCTTAACAATGAACTGGGGACTTGATCCAACATATCTAGAAAATAAGTATAAAGATCAAGTTTTGTTCTTGCTGTTTGCTTCCAAAGAGACTCCGTGGTATTCCCAGCCTCATTTTCATAAACCCGGTGAACATCACCGACTGAAACAACGGAATTATTTATCATGTCAGCAGCTGCATCTGGTAATTGTTTTTTAGTGAACCATCTTTTTATTTTGGAAAAATATTTCTGATACTCGTCAATAGTTATCTCGTATTTTTNACCCCTTCTCAACCTTGATTGTAGAAGGTCTTTTGCTAAACCTGCATCTGATTCAAAACCGAACTGAACATCAGCGAAAAATGAAGCAAAAAGTTGATCTAAAGCTTCAATCTCAGACTCACTTCTAAACTTATGCGTGGATCGTTCCCACTTTGGGTAATACCACTGTTGTCCTGAAAATTCATCAATAAACAAGGTTTTGACAGTAGTAGCTCCAAAGTTACTGGTAGTAAAACGCCAAGCTAAATGAATAGGTCTGGAATCAGTCATATCAAAAACCAAATCTTTAGCTTCAACTAAACAACCTGCCCCATATTCATTGACATATACTTCAGTGATTTCTACTTCTTTAATCTGAGAAACCTTTATATTTATTTTATCTAAAACAAAAAAACTTCCCTTAGGCCATCTTTTTGGATTAACCAAACCAACTAGCCTATCATTCACTGCATAAAAAACAACAAAACTAGAATCTGGCATGAAACAGTAATTTTGTTGAAAATGCTCTTTTACTAAACTGGTAACATCGTGCCCCATTGCTAAAAACTTCTCTAAGGGCTTCATCCCTATTTTTGTTAGTTTTCCGACAGTTTCAACAAACTTATCTGGGTCATCTACTTCAAAAGTTTTATTTTCCCCAGAACCGGGTACTTCTACTCTTACTTCTTTATCCGAAAAATGAACGATATTTTCAGGTTTAAAGTAAACATAACCTTGATCTAAAGTCAGGTTATGCTCGACCTTAAACTCGATAAATTCTTCGTATGATTCCCACACTCCTTCCATCATTCCCTCCCTGAAATTTTTGCATGTGCTAATATTTTTGAAATTTTATATTTTTGCCTGTCTCTCTCACTAATAAAAAGGGTAATTGTTTTTTCACCAACACCTACTAATTCTTTCTCTTCTCTAAGTTTTAAAAGAGCTTCTTCTGAAGNGTTAATTAAATCTAGTGGATCGAGATCGAGTGCTTTTAATTTTTTGAAAAATGCTGCTTTTATTCCACGCAAGCCACCAGCTTCTAAAAATCTTCGATAAAGAATCTCTTTCTCCCGAAATTTCAAAACTAATTTTTTTATTTTTTCGCCTAAACCGGGGATCGAGTCAATTACCGCTAAATCAAAAGTATAAAAATCTGGAATGGTTAAAACAGCAGCTGAATCGTAAAGTTTTTCTATGGTTTTTCCAGCAAATCCTTTGACACCTACTGTTTTTGAAAAATGCTGCAACTCCAGCAATTGTTTTTGCCTACAATCATCGTTTAGGCAACAGGGCTCATCATTTTCTAAAACAATCTCAGATGAACAATAAGGGCAATTTTCTGGGTAGCTAACATCTTCACCAAGGGAATCATCAACAACAGATTTTAAGAAAGGTATGACCTCTTGGGCACGTCCAATCTCGACAACGGCACCGATTTTTATGTTCTTCTTTTTTATGGTTCTTAGTCCATGGAGGGAACACCTAGTTAATTGAACCCCACCAAAATCTACTGGATCATAGACCCCAACCGGAATCAATTTGTTGGATTGTGACCCCAATTCCCAAATCACTTTCCGAAGTACCGTATTTTTTGTCTTCAACTCAAATTTGAAAGCAAACATCCTTTTTGGATGTCTCCAATCCTCATGCTTTAAAGTGATGTCTAAGGTTTTGATAACGACGCCATCAGTCTGATAAGGGAGAGTTTCTTTGTAGCTGTTCCAATGGTTTAAAACTGGGGAAATTTCATCGACAGCATAAATAAAAGTTTCAGCAATGGTGAACCCAAAATCTTTAGCTAAGACTAACCTATCATTTCTATGAAAGGTGTGGTCATTAAGCATTAAAACATCAAAAACCACAAAATCCACCAATTTTAAAAGATCAGATTTTGACTTAACTAGACCTGCAACAACATTTCTTAAACTCTTATAACCAGCTTTTCGAAGTTCTTCTTCATGCTCTTTTTTTATTATTAGCTCACCTCGAATTGAGTGAAAATCCTTCCGGGGCAAATTTTTTGGAACTTTATTTATCAAGGCTTCCGTAATATCTTGGCCTACTTCCCCATCACCTCTTGAGGCTGCCAAGACAAATTTCCCATCTTGGTAAATACACTCACATGACATGCCATCATATTTTGGCTGAAGAATAAAATATCCTGAGGGGGTAGTAAACTTGAGTCAAAAACATAGGTATTCTATCTAAAGTGACATTCTCCAAAGTACCCATTGGAATCACTCTGGCTAGAGTGGTATCGGATTCTAAAACTTTTGAACCAATTTTTTGCAAATAGGAATTTCCGGGGTCGATGGCTTTTAATGACCGGAAATAAGCATCGTAGGAAGCGTCTGAAAGGATAGGTTCACCTTTTTCGTAATAAGCTTCATCTGCTTTTTTTAAAAGCTCAACCATGGTATCTACTGTACTCATTATTTATAGCCCTCAGTATGCCCAGACTCCCCACGGTTTTTGTTATGCCTCATATCCGTGACTTCAACAAGTTCTAGACTTAGGTGGCATTAAACAAGGGAAGTATTACCATTTGTACTACTCGCCAACCTTTTTTCAACTTAAAAAATTTTCCTTTAGCATCAGTTCCAGTAAAATTATTAAGCATATCTGAGTTTCCTGTTTCACCCCACTCAACTAATTTCCAACCGGACCACAATAACTCAGTGTAAAGAATATCTTTAGGGCCACAATAATCAGAATCAATAACACCGCCTAAATCTGAACAAGAAATTCCAAACTTATGGTATAGAGAACCCCTCGGCTGCATTAAACCAAAACATCCTGCTGGAATATCTACAACCACACCTAAACTGACTTTAGTTGGAGTATTTATGTAGAGTTTTGTGTCTCTTGCAATAAATAGGTCAAAACCTGCTGCACCAGCTGTCATATAATTGGGGCTTGGGATATCTTTAACCAGTTTTTGAAATTTTAATTTTTCTCTAATCACTTAACTAACTCCTTGTAATAGTGAATTGCCAGCTGTATCTTTTTCAACGATGATTTCTTGATCAAAATGTCCTTTAAATTGATCAACGTGAGTAATTATATAAATAGTATCAAGTTTGCAGTAGTCTATTTTAGCCTGAAGCAATTGAACAACATTTATGAACCCAGTTTCATCCATGGTGTCAAAAATTTCGTCCATAAAAATAAGATTAAATTTTATGCCACAGTAGGTAACTACATAATCATGAAATGAGAGTTGGATAGCTATATCCAACCTCCTCTTTTGCCCTGAAGACAGGGATTTGTATTTGGGGCCAGAATTCGAAGTGATTACCAACCTATTCTTATCATCTAAAAGGATTTCATAAGGTGACCCCATTAAAACATCAGAGTAGATGACCAATCGCTGAGAGATAAACTTGATCCCCTCCTCTAAAATTTTCACTCGGATAGTTCCTTTAGGGGCGAACTGCTTATACCAGAAATCATAAAGTTCTAAACTTTCATTTGCAGTTGCTAAAGCATCTAATTTATCTTTAATTTGGGATTCTAATTTCAGGGTATTTTCCTTAAACTCTTCTGAAGAGAAGATTTTCCCTTCAACTATTTCTATATCTTTTCTCAACTCAGTGATTTTTACCTCACAAGAGTTTAAGGAAGATCGAGCTGTTTCAAGAGTTTCAGAGATATGGTTTTGCTCTAATTGGAGGGTTGGTGAAGTAAAACCTAAATTTTTTAAATCCAACTCAGACTTCACTAAGCTCTCATTAAGTCTTTTTTTGGATAACTCAGTATTTTTGATGTTTGTTAAAAATTCTTGAACCTGAGAAATAAAAACTCTTTTTGCCTCTAAATCTTGTGTCCAAACACTTAAATTATTTTGATTCAAAGCCAGCGTTTCTTTAAGATTAGCTAACTCATCTTGAGCTTCTTTTATGAGAACTGGAAATGACTTTGGCGGTTCAGGTACTTCCGCTAATTGATCTTGAAGTGATAACCACTCTTTTTCTGCCTTAAGTCTTTTCTCTGCAACTTTGTTTATACATTTGGATTTTTCTAATGGCGATTCTGTAGGTCTGCCACACAAATCACAAACTATAGAATCTGAAGATTTAGCCGTTTCAATCTCATCTTTGTAGTTTTGAATTTCCCTAGCTTTCTCTTCTAACTGACCATTTATAAAATCATGGCTTTGGCTCTGCCTTGTTAGAGAAGCCACTAGTTGAACTTTTCCGTTTAATTCAGTCGATAAGTCACTAATAACGCCGTTGGTTGTGGATATTGACCTTTCTAACTCTGGGATGGCTGCTTGGGCTTTTTCAGCTTGTTTTGCTGAAGTATTATCACTTCTTGTTTTCTCTAAATAATTTACGTGTTCTTGAATTTGGGTTTTAAGCCTTTCAATGTCCTTTTCTTGAGATAACACTTGAGTCAGTTTCCCGTTTAAAAGATCATAATTTTTCTGCAAATCCTTAACTTTTGATGTTAGTTTTGGAAGCTTTGAAGATTCAGTATGAAGATTACTTGAAAACCCTTCTTTAGTTTTCTTAAATTCTGAAATTCTTTTAGTCAAACCAGCTATTCCCTCTTCTCCCAATTGCTCCATAGCAGCTTCCAAATTAGCTTTGTGGACTTGAAGAGAACCTTCGCCTTGGTCTAAAACGGTTTTTGCTTTTGACTTCTCACCCAAAGCAAATTTTGTCACTTTATTAAAATCGTAAGACGAGAGAAGAACGGACTCTATCAAGGCATACTGGGCACCGAGTTTTAAAGTTGAGAATTTTCCAGCCATCCCGGATTCTATGAAAATTGAGTTAAAAAGAACTTTTTTTTCAACTCCGATCACCTCTTCAATTTGTGTTTGAGTATCTGCATCGAGCCTAGCTGAAATATCTTTACCATTCTTCACTAAAACCAAGGAAGATTTTGACTTAGACCTAATTCTTGTTATTTGGTAGGTGTCAGAATCTTTTGTAAAATCTAGAGACACCTTCGCAGAACTGCGTTTTGTGTTCCAGTTAATAACTTCGCTCGGGCTTAGGCCCCGTAGAGATTCCCCAAAAATTGACCATATCAAAGCTTCAAGGATTGTGGTTTTTCCTGCACCGTTGCTTTTATAGTGACCTGAAGTGGAATTTTTACCAGAAATCAAAACTTTTCCCTTTAGAGTATTTAAGGGTATTTTTACCGTTGTTTTGAAAGCCATAAAATTCTCGGCGGTGAGTCCTGTAAAACTGATCATTTGGTACCTTCTTCTGATAAAGTTTTTCCGACTTCTTTTTTGAAATCTGGAATATCTAAATCATCAATTAGAGTGTGGATTACTTCTTTCATGTTCACGCCTGTAAAAACTTTTGAGGGGCTAGAGAGTGATAAATCGACTTTTCGACTCACTCTTTGAAGAGTTAACCCTGCCACGTTTTCAGGCATTTTAAAAGTTTCTAAAAAATGGTGGTCGCTTTCTTCTTGGTAGATGTAACGAAAAATAACTTTTTTAAATTGTTTAAATTTCTCGATTTTCTCT